GATTGTTGAGCCACCACAAAAACTGGCGTTAAAACGGCTATTAAAAGCCCTTTTAAAATGTCTTTAACTCCTAGACTTAAAAATTTTGAATCCTTCATTTTTATTTATTTTAATTATTAATTGTAAACTCTTATTTCTATTTGTCCTACGCTATTAATGTCAGCATAAACTCCGTTGCTTTGAGCCTGTAGTCTAATCGAGTTGTCGTCTTGCTTATGTGCGTAGTAAGTGAATAAGCTTCCCGAAACGTCTTTACCTGACTGAAAGAACACAACTGTCTTATTCCCAATAAAAACACCTGTCAAAGTTCCCAGGTATAATCCCGCTGAGGTTCTACTCCAAACAAACGTACCGCCTAATGTGTTCTCTAAAACATTTGCGACAGGTGCGCTTGTTCCACTTTGAGTTAATAAAGCCGTGTAAACTTTATAACCAACTGTTAAACTTCCATCTCCTTTTACAAATTGACTTGCTGTTCCTCCTGTTGTTACGTGTGATGTTGCCGTAACACTTGAAGAGAATGTAGCTGCGCCTGTGTTTGCTAAAGTCAAAATATCAGAAACCCCATTGCTGAATCTAAAACCGCTTATTGAAGGAATATACCCAACTATCCATTTAGTTACTCCAGATTGTTGAAAAAATAAGTTTGTGTTGCCGGACGAGTTTAATATTAGTTCATTACCTATTGTGGTTGCAGATTCAATATTAATTGGTGTATTTATATCAAAAGAATTTAAATTAAAAGAAGATTTAATTACTCCATTTAATACTACATCTATCCTACCATCAGTATTATGATTAAATCCGGTGTCGCTTGATGCTTCGTCGTAAAACGTTAAACTCGGCTGTAATAGTGTACCATTGCCTACTTTTATTTGTTTTGTAAAGAATTTATCACCTGTTATTGTCTGAGTTCCTGTTAATTTAACAACTTCGTTGTCATTTGCTTTTAAATTCAATGCACTAAATACGGCCGCTTCACTGGGTGCTGTGGATATTTCTCCTTGTCTAATTGTTTGCACTATTCCCGCTAATTCAACATTTACAGGAATTTCAACTCCTATAAACCAATAAGAACCGTTACTAACAATTGCGTTTAATTCATTTGTAGTCACAATAGTTTGTCCGCCGTTTACATTGTAAAATGTTCCTTTTCCTACTAATATAAATTCTTGGTTAGTAGTAGTAGGTAATGTTTGTCCATCCGTAACAGTTACAGCACGAAAACCAACTCCATCACTTGCGCCAATGTAAGCCGCTATAAATATAGACAAATCTTCAATAGTTGCCCTTTTTAAATCTGTTCCAACTTCGTGCGCTATATTATTAGTTAAATTTATATTTGCGCTAGGTAATTGACCAACTCTCGTTGTATTTATTTCGTTTGGATCTATCATAATTTCATTATAAATAATTGTACTATATAAGGCTGCATTATATTATGTGCTGTTCCTGTTCCGGTGCTAACAAGATATTTTAATGTGTTTGGCTGAGCGCCTGAATTTACAATATAAATACCTTCGCCGCCGTTATCGTCGTTTGATCCGGTATAAGGCACTTGTATAGGAGGTATTTCATTTGCTAATAATGCGTGTGTAGTAGCGCCGCCAATTTGCCCCATAACATTTTTTGTCGTACCGTAAGCAACTCCCACTCTACCATCAAAATTATGCGTACCATTTGCACCGTTACAAATAGCCCAACCTACCATTAAATTTGTGCCTAATCCTGTATTGTCAAAATTATCTGTAATGTATTGAGTAGTTACGTCTAACTGTTTTACTTCAAATTGAAAAGTACCAATATATGGCTGCAAAAAAGTAATTAAACCCTGTATTGTTGCTTGGTTTAAATCCGCTCCTATTTCGTGCGCTATTTTGCTTTCAAGTGTTATATTGTTAGCTGGCAACTCTCCAACTCTGACCGTTGTTATTAAATTAGGATCTATCATATTTCATTTGTTCTAAGAATTACATTTGCATCTCCATTATTTACTATTACATTTGGATCTCCGTTATTTAAAACAGTTGTTCCTAGACTAGCTGTTAATGGCTGGCCGTAACCCGTAGCGCTACCGCTAAAACTCATTAATTCGCCAGCAGCTTCCGTGTCTGAAATTTCAGTAATGTAAAATTTACCAAAATCAACAATAGGGTATATTGAGCCTTGAATTTTCCAATCTATCAAAACCCTATCTCTCTTTAATTGCTTTAATTTATCGTATGAAGCTAAAGTAAAATCACCGCCAGCAATTGTGCTATTAACTTGAAGTCCGCTAAATGATATAGAATAATTTTGTATTAAAGGGCGTGAAGTTGCCCAGCCTTGATTGTCTCTTGTAGTCGTATCCATCATTTCAGAACTTTCCTCAATAGAATTATCTGTAAGGCATCCAACAGGTAAATAAGAACCGTTAATTTTTATAAATAGTATTCGATCTTCGCCTTTTATAAAATTCATTAGCTTATTATTGTAGGTTTTACTGTTGTTCCAAAATCTAGTGTAAATTTATAAATAATATCTGAAACCTCAGCAGAAAACAACTCTAAAAGTTTAAATGTAGTAATATTTGACTGAGTATCATAATTATATTCAATAGGGCTAAATTTACCTTGTATATTATTTATTTCAATTAATGACAAATAAGGGATAAATCCAAATACCGAGCCTCTAAATATTTTTAAAGGCTTTTGATTAATTCTTAATTCCTCCTCTGCTGCAATTCTTAATATTGCAGCAGATTCAAATTTTCCATTTCTAAACCATGTCTCGGTTGGTGTAATTTGATCTTCTTTAAATATGGCTCCTAAATAAATAACGCCAGGACTATCGCCATTATTTACTGTTCTATTTTCCTTTACAATTGTACTTACTTTTGTGGCGCGTGTTACGGTGTGAAATTCGCCAACGTTACCATCGTTTTCATTTCTTACAGGAGATAAATTTACATTTGTTACACTTATTAAATTAGCAGTGTTTTCATTAGGAGAAGAAACCTTAACCGATTCAATTTCAATGTATGCATTGCCGCTTTCAATAACGGGCAAAGATTGTATTTCAACATTTATACTAATAGGAAATGAAACTGCAACTTGACTTGTAATAGTGCTTATTATAATTCTTGCGCCTCCCGTAACCCATTCGCCCTGATTTGTTAAGTAATAATTACCAACTTTTACAATAAATGAAGCATTACCGAAACCATTATATTGAACATTTGCTTTAAAATTAAAAAGATCCCCTTGCAATACAGGTACGTTTTCGGATGTTGCCATTACTCTAAAAGATGGTGCCGTTCCTAAAGTTTCTGGCTTAAATGATAATTTAGAAAAGTTTAAAGGGTCGTTAATTAAAAACGGAGTGTTTACATTCCATCCTTCATAATTTAAATTACCATCATGCAAAAGATCCCCGTTAATAAATATACCGGCTACAAAACCGTATTTATAACCCAATCTAAACGCTGCTATACTTCCTTTAATTTCTAATCTTTGATTTCCGTTACAATGATGTGGATAATAATTATCAATTTGACTTCCTAAAATTTGAGCATAATTTAAAGTTACATTTCCTACATAAGTATTTTCAATGTTGTATCTTCTAAATAATATATAAGGATTGTCAAATAAAACATTGGGCTTATAAATGTACCATTCGCCATTTTCTTGCGTTATAACAGCGCAAAATACGTCTAGTATAGATTTTAAAACATCTTCACATGACATAATGGTACCATCTTTTGCATTTTGCCCATCTGTTTTGTAAAACCGATCAGCATTAACATATATTTTGGTAAGTACGTCCAAATTATCCGAGTAGGTTAATCCATCGTATAAAGTATTTATAGATGTGTTTATAGGCAAAAGTATTCCTGAGCGTTTCAGGCATTGATATATAATATTTATCGCGCTTTGCTTTCCAACTATATTAACGCCGTTTGTTTGCACAAAAGATAAATTTTCTAACGCTCCCAAACCGTCAACGCAATCAAGTGATATAATCCACATATCACGCGTAAATGATTGAAAAACGCCATCAGGTTTAAGATACCCCCTAAATATTAATTTACCATTCTTAAAAAACTTTACGGTAAAATCTTGCTCGTTTTCAGTATATAAATCTTCTAAGCTTAGCAAATTAGTTGCCTCTAATTCCAAAGTTAAACCAGTTCCACGAATAGGGTCTAAATGATCTTTTACACTTCCCTTTTCTAATATTGCCTTGCCTTGAATTTCAATAGCATCGTTTAAATTATTACGTTTGAATATTTGACACAAAAAAGTATCATTTACAATATTTGTGTATTGAAAAAAGTAACGCAAATTTATTGCGTCATCAGCAGAAATATCAACTAAACTTAATCCAATATTTTCGCCACTTTCTCCAAAACTTACTTGTATTAATTCATCGGTATCAATTGTAACTTCAATTGTATTATTGACTCTACGGTAATAAATATTTTGATAAACAAAATTAGCAATAAGAAAGTTTAACGTATTGTCAATCGTATCGCTTAAATTTGTTTTTAATTCAATAAAAGTGGGCGGGTTATTGCCCGTACCATTTGCGGTATATGCTTCGTAAACCGTAGCTTCTCCATTAGCATAAACAATATAAACTCCATTTATAAAAATAGTGTATTCAATTGCAAGCCCTACTACTGGCTGTCCACTAAATGCTATAATAATCTTTTTTGCCATGTTGTAAAGATACAAAAAAACCCTTACTATTTAAAGTAAGGGTTAGATCAAAAAAAATGAATGCCAAATCTTAAAAAATATTTTTTAAAAATTAAGTTCTTTGCCAGTTATTGCAAAATATAAATTTTGTAATTCGTGAACATATTTTGTTTTCCTTAAAAAAATTGAATTACTTTCATTTAATCCTTCCGATTCATTTTGTATAAAAACAATTTGACTTTCTTGAACGTCAGTATCGTAAATTGGATAATATCTAAATTGATCAGTATACATTTCAATATTATTACAATATATTTTATAATAATCTAATTGTTTTTTAAAGCCAAACTTTAATAACCAATCTTGTGTTATTGGAATATGTTGATATATGTTTAATTTTATTAAATAATCTAAATTACTAAAATTACTTTTAGCTATTTGTTTATTTAATTCTTTATTTGAATCATAAACATAATTACCTATTCTTAATTCATTTGCATTCATAACATTTTATTTACTAAAAAAGACCCAATCCCACTGAGTCGGCAGCGAAAAAGAGTCTATTAAATCTTGTTAGTTTGTTGGCTTCCGACTTCCAACCCTACAAATCTATAACATTTATTTATATAAACAATACTTTTATTATTATTTTTTTAAACTATACCTAAAGTGCCTCCTAATCTTCTATTTCTGTCTAAACTATTAGCTAATACCCCAATTAAACTTTGACCGCTAATTTCAAAGACTACATTACCGCCTCCCGAACCGCTAAAACTTGAACCGCCGCCAGAAGATCTAGGACTTTGGTAAGAGTTACCGCCTTGAGGTGTTGATCCGCCCCCGCTTAAACCTTGACTTGCTTTAGACCCTATTGCCCCGCCTATTGCTTTTAATGCAATTCCAACTCCAATTGCGGCAACTCCAGCTGCAATAGCTAAAGGCCCTCCAGTCGCAATAGCAATATCTAAATTACCTTTAACAACTGCTAATGTTCCGTATTTTATAAGTAGACCTCCCATTTCAGATAAGAAATTACCTAAACCGGCTAATAAAGTATTTCCAATTGCATTTAAAACATTACCTCCTGTCGCCAAAGACTCTCCGATGACCGTTCCTAATCTTCCAAAAGTATCTGATAAAGATCCTTGAATTAAAGCGTCGGCAGATTCATTTAAATTTATTAGAGCCGCTTCCATTTCTGTAATAACCTTTTCAGGTATCAAAGGTTTCAATGGGATGTCTAATGGAATAGGAGTATTTTTAAAAGTATCTAATGCGCTGCCTAAAGACTCTTCTAATAATTTAACTACTTTTTTGCCTTCGTTTTTAATTTTTTCATTATCAATGATAGATGGTAAAGGTATGGCTATTAAAGTAGCTCTGGATGTTTCTGCACTACTACCTGAAGATTTTGTTTCCAAAGAAATTGACGCCTTTACATCTTTGTCCGCTAATTTTTGTAAGTTAGCTAATTCTGTATTTACCGCAATTAACTCGCCTCGTAAATCTGTAAATTCTCTATTTAATGAACCAAACTTAAAAAAGTCTAAAGCACCTAAAGCCTTAACTTGTGCATTTGTTAATTCTAAATTCCCCTTGTTTAAATCTTGTACTAATTTTAATTGTTTTCCTGGAGGCGTATTTGTTAGTTTTATTATTTCTAAAGCAGTTGCCTTTAATTTTTCCTGAATGTCTAATTCTTTAGAAGCAGCTTCTCCGGCCTTTGCACTTAAAGCGGATGCCCTTGCTCTTGACCTTAAAGCTATAGACAACTGATTTATTATACCTGTTAAATCACCGTTTAATATTTTTTCGTCGCTTAGGTTTTTAAAATATGCCGGATATTCACTTTTTAATTTTTGTAACGCAATTAATCTATTTTTGTCTGAAACGCTTTTATCTTGCGCGGTTGCTACTAATGACTTTAAAGAAGATATTTGCTCTCCAGCACTTTTAGCCGCTTCAATTCCCAATTCCTGTAGAGCTTGTTTTGATTCATTGAAGTTTCCTGTAAGTTTGTCGTAAACATCCCCAACGCTTAAACCTGATTGAGCCATAAAAGTTAAGCCAGTGGTAACTAATGAAACAGCAAGCAAAATCCCACCTGTGCCCATTAAAGAACTAGCTAAAGCCTTTAACGCTCCCCCCGTGCTACCTGTTTGATTTCGTAGATAAGAAAATGACTCCGCAGTAGCGGTTAGGTTGTTTTGTATTCCAACCATGCCGTAAGGTGCATCTTGAGCAATACGGCTAAATTGAATTAAAGCATTGCTTCCGTTTGCCACTTTTGGCGCCATACCTGTAAAAGAAGATCCGGCACTATTAACAGACTTTTTTAATCCGTTTAATTGTGTTTGTGCTTTATCAATTTGCATTTTCAACGGCACCGCATCAAGTCCTAACTTAACTTGTATAGCTTTCTCTTTTCTTAGCCTTGCTATTTTATATTCTGCTGCTGCAATTTCTGCTTTTAATTCTGAACTGTCAGCACCTATGGTAACCTCTAATTTAGCCATTTTACGAGTTGTTTAAATATTCTTTATACACTTTTAAGAAGTTTGTCTTTTGATCTTCTGAAACGCCTATTTTAGCCTTCTCGTTACCTAAACTCATAAACTTTTCAATGCTTCTTGGTAATTTTTTAGGATCTTGATGACTGCCTATTGTAGCGCTCCATGCTATTTGTCTTACCTTTTCCCATTCCCTTAACTGAATACGTTTATAAGCAAAAAGACGAATTTGGAACTCTGCAAAAGTCATATCATAAACATCACTTAACCGCATAATTCCAAGTTCGCCACAAGCAAAAGAAATAACATCCTTTTTAAAATCTATACTTTCTTCTTGATTACTTTTTTTTTAACCTCTTGTACCGGTACATCTTTGTACATTGAATTATTAAAGGCAATTTTAAACTCGTTCCAAAATTTACCTCCAATACCCCCATTTTCATCAATTAAATCATTAACATCATACATTGATAATGTAAATTCTTTTTGGCTTCGATTGTGCGAATACAGCAAAGAATAAAACATAAGTTTAGGAATCAAAACCGCATCAGGCTGCAATCCTAAATCTTCTAACTTCATTCCGGTTCCGTCTAGCAATTCATTTAAAAATCCTATACCAAAGTGAAAATCTTTATCTAATAAAGTTATTTTATTCATATTATACTGCTAATGGATCTGTAGTTGCAACTGATCCGCTACCTTCCAAAGTTATTGAAAATGTACTTAATTCGTCGCCTGCGCCTTGCGTTAATGGTAAATCAGTAATAACAGCACTACCGTAATAAATTGCGTCAGTTACGCCAGTATCTAGTTTCCAAGTTACTAATGTTTTGTTAACCATACGCCCAAAAAGATAGTCATGTGATGCCTTTGTAGTTTCGCCACCTACAGAAGTAGTATCAATGTATTCTCCCTCAGCATCAATTGTATATGTAAACATTCCAGCCTGTTTAATTGAAACTCCTGGATTACATTTTGTCATCGATTCAATAACTGAAACCGCTGGATTGAAACTGTTTGAAGTTAAACACGCGATAGGACGGTAAACCGTTGCATCGTGTATGTAAAGTATTCCTAATTCCCCTTTAATTGCTGCCATAATTATATTTTATATTAATGTTAAATTTAAACGAACGAATGATCTAAATATATTTTCTGTATCTGTAACGGTTTCCAATTGCGTTTCAAATGTAAATATTTGATTTTGTGTTACAAAACTATCAAATGTCAAATAAGGAGTTAATAAATTATAACACGCTTCTTCAATATCATTTACTAAAACACGTGATCCGCTATTTCCAGCACTTGAACTATTTGTGTATATTTCAATCAAAATGCTTGTTTCCCATCTGTAACCGCATTTTGTTGCTTTATCAATGTCTTTTGTTTGAGCCGTAAATAATATGTATTGATTATTATTTACATTTCCTGTTACTCTAGTATCGTAGCAATAAATAATCTTTTCAGATACTACTATTGCATTAAGTCTATCAAAAATAGCTTTACGAATATACTTATCTGGATTAATATTTATCATGCTTGTAAAATTACGAATATTTCTTTAATAATTTATTTAAATTATCTAAATAATCTTTTTTACCTTTTTGCCATGCAGGATATAAAAACGGACGCGGCTCTATTCCAGCACCTAATATTTTTGCAAAGATAACGTAAGCAAACTTTTCGTCTATTCCTTTTGATCTACACCAAACCCTAATAGATTCCAAACCTTCTTTATAAGTGCCTTGTTTTTGACCTTTTAAACTTGCTGCAATATCTTTAAACTCTTCCGGAACTCTTACTTTTGTGCCGGTGCCAAATTCCATGTAACCGCCATACAATTCATTAACGGTAATTTTATAAATGCTTTGTTCAACTTTTAAAGTACTAATAGATTGCGCTAATTTACCAAAGTTTTTAGGCGCTCTTATTTTGGCGTCTTTTTCAATTTGAAATGCAATAGATTGTGTTTCTGCATCTATTTCACGCTCAATATTTTTACCTTGTTTTCGTAACTCTTTTAATACTTGATCTATTCCTTTAACTGCTGCCATTTTCTCCTGAAAATTTATAACGTGCGTTTTTTGGATATATTCTATTTTCAAATACTATTGTATCATTACTCATAACGTCATAGTGATACCCTTCGGCAAATACAGCAGATTTTAATTCATTTCCTTTATCGTCATAAGCAGGATAAACCAAAGTAATTATTCCACATTCAACAACCGCTTCTGTACCGTTAATATAATTATAATCATAATCAATTACCCCTTTTAATTTTAAATCAATTAAAGCGGCTTCTTTGTCGTTATATCTTAGTTTGTATATCATAATGTATGATGCATTAAAACGTATTTAATCCTACCAAAAGGAAGCGTAAATGTTGAAGGTATTGTAGTTAAAACTTGAGTTGTATTATCTTCAAAAACAGTAGTTATTTTAATTGTTCCTATTGGTGGAATAACCGTTGCAACGTCTTGATTTCTTGTTACTGCTGCTGATGTTGTTGGGATATAGGATGTTAAAGCAGAACTTTGTTCTAATTGAAAACCCGTTACAGATATAGCTTGATTTCCTACTATACCAGTATAATTTCCTATGTCATTAGTAGTTGAAGAGGCTATTCTATAATCAATTGAACTAAAGTTTGATGCAACAAAAGAAAAGGAACACCTATACCAGCCATTTGCATAATTTTCCATTTTTGCGTTTATTCCACCATTATTAGAGCCAACTAATCCAGTTGATAGATTAAAGTAAACTTTAATAGGTGGTTGCTGAAAACGGTTAAAGTCTTCAAAGTAGCAGAAATCTCTTGAAATTCTTTTAGCAAAAAAAGATACAAAATAATTTGAGCCAATTATTAAATTGCTTACTCTTGGGTTTTTACTAACTCCGTAAATAGCATTAGAAGTACTATTTTCTACAATAACATCAGTATTCAAATTTGCAAAAGGGGAAGGTGTTGAGTTTTGTAAAATAGTAACGTTTGTTTTAATCCAATTTGAATTTGATAAATCTTGAGAGTAATTTATTGTGTTTGTTACTTGTGGCTCCACCAATATACTTGGACATCCTTCGACTTTATAATCAATTCTAGGTGCGTTTAAAGCAACAGTTTCAATAAGTACTAACTCATTAACTCTCGTTGCACTTGTGTTCCTTACTACGTCTAAATATCCTGCTCCGCTACTTGGTATGACAGAAAATAGTTTGCTTGCTTTTACTGCATTTGGTGTAACTATTAAACTTGCTTTATCTAATAAACTCATTCTATTTCGTTTAAAGTGGTTAATAAATCACGCAAACATTGTTCTGCTTCAAATGTTCCGCCGTCTGCTGAAACCCGTGTCTTAAAAGCGTCTATTATTGGTTGGATAACGTCAGATTGATAAATCAAATTTGCACCTAGATAAATATTTTTGATTTCGGTAGCCCCTAAGTATATTTTTTGTATTGCTGTGTTTCCTAAGTTTAATGCCATTTTTTTAAGTTGTAAAGTAAAGCCTTGTTGCTACTTTTGTTGTCAGTGCCGCGTACGATGCTGCAGTTAAAACATTAATGTCATTCACGGATATTGAGCTATTTGATTTACCTAGCTTGGTTAAAATCGCGGCAGCGTTTGCGGTTACGGTTGTATTAGAACTTACCGCGTCTTCTGTATACCCCACTTTTGCGCTGTTCAAATCAATTGCTGATTGCTTTGCGATTAAGTCGTTTGCAATCTCAACTAAATTACCTCCGACCCTTGTTGCGGTGTTTGCATTTGCTGCTGTCTCGTCTCTTATTATTTCTGCGTTGCTTTTTATACTCATCTTATTTTAATTAAATTTTGCGTCAAAAGTTAAATCAAATATGCTGCTCATTTGAAAAATTACACCGTTACTATTAGCCGTAATATTTATAAATCTAAATAATTCGTCTTCGTATCTTATATCGTTAACTACGTATTTCCTTGAACGATATACAATACTAATATTGTCAACATCAATGCTTAAATTAGCATTTGCACGTATTTTAAATGAATAATTATCCTTTATTAAAGACTTACCAATGTTATTATCTTTAAATGCGCTATTTTGCATAACCTCAGCCCAAAACAAACCAATCAAAACATCGCTTACCGTGCTGCCGCCGTAACCGTCAGAAACGTTGGTAGTTTTGTAAATTGCTATTTTGCGGCTGTATTGTCTTGCTATCATAAAAACCTTTTATAAACATGCATTGCTTCTTTTACGCTTTCAGGAATCAAAGTGCTATTAACTTGCTTTTCGCTTTCATAATACCAAACTTTAATCATTTGCAAACACGCTTGTATTAATTCGTCAGGAACTAAACCAACTGCATAACCCACATTTAATTCAACAGTTAAAACATCTTCATACAATGTAAACATAGAATAATTAATAAAAGTAGGTGCCGGACTTGTAGTTATTGAATTAATAGGAAAGTCATAAACTTTTACTTCCCCTAAACTTGTATAAGTTTTTTGTTGAGCGTAAAAAATATGGTTAGTAATTCTTTCGGTATATCTGCAAGCCGCATTAATCATAGAAGTTATTTCTACGTCGTCATCGGTTAAATCCAAATCAATACGTAAATAGTTTTTAGCTCTTGCTAAAGATATGACTGTTAAATAACTCATTTTTTAGCCGCTTTTATTTCTACAACATACCAATTCATTTTTTTAGCATCTTCTAAACTTAATTCAATAGTATCACCTATTGCGTAATTATTTTGCTCGGATAACTTAAAAAATGCTTTTATTACTTTATATTTTTTCATAACTTATATTTTATCAAAGATACAAAAAAACCCAATACAATTAAGTATTGGGTTTAATTCTCCTTTCTTTTAAATTAGATTAAACTAGACAGCCGTAAAATCTCCTTTTATAATTGCCAAAGGCTGCTCAACTGCTAAACCTGTTTGGCTTTCAATTCTTGCAGTTATGTTATTTTTAACAAAGTTAGTTCCCTCAACTTCGCTAAATTCTAAAGACAAACCTTGAGTGTTTACCTTGTTTACTCTTGACCAGTCGCCAACGTAGTACTTATTAGCAGCTAACCAAGTTGCTTTGTAAATAGCAATTCCATTTATTCTGATTAAACCGCCTTCAACAGTTACAATTCCCGGTAAACCGTATCCAGCACCTGTACTTTTTTCAGTCAATAAGATAGACCAATAATCAGCAGGTGTAATAACAATACCGTTAACCATATAATCTTGACCTTCCAATCTAGCTATTTCGTTAATTAACATTTCAACTTTATTCTTTCCAGTAATTACCTGAGTAGAAGCAGTTGCGGCAGCAAATAAAACTGCATTAAATATAGAGTTTTCAGATTTAAAATAATCACGTCTTAATGCAGCAGGAATGAATGACTGTAAAAACGGCAAGTTGTTTGACATTTTCTTACTGTATCTTGTGAATCCAGCTACAAAGTCAGTATTAAGATCTACCATTGTAAAGTCGTAATCTCTTTGCAATTTAGTACCGCCTTCTGTTTGCGCTCCGATAGAACCCTCTCCAGCACCTTCGACAGGATAAGTATAAGTACCGCCTGAAATTTCAACACTACCTGCTAAATCAGCTACGTTAAGCATTTGACCCGGAATAAGAACAACGTTTAAGTTATAGTCTTTCGGTTGAGCTCCAGTAAGGTTAACTGACAAAGTCATATCACCAACTGCTTTAAATTCTAAAGAGTTACCTTTTCTTACATCTTTAATCTTATCAAAGTTTTCAGAAATAGTCTTTGTCATTACTGAATCATAACCATCAGCTTTAATTTCTACGCTTTTAGCTTGCAGCTTTACATCCAATTTGTCAGCGTGCGCTTGTACTGCATCCAATTTTACTTGTATTGCATCAGTAGCCGCTTTTAATTCTGATTCAAACTGATTCTTGTTTGATGCGCTTAATTTTAATTCAAATGCATCTAATGCGCTTTTTACCTCTAAAGTCGTTTTAGTTTCTAAACCGCTTTTAATGTTTGCCAATTCGGCTAATAATTTCTCGTCCATTTTATTTAATGTTTAATGAGTTTGTAAATGATTTTAATGTATTTAAATAAAGCGGCTCATTTTCTTGAGTGTCTTTTAACGGCTCATTAGATAGTGCTTTTAATAATGTTTCAATTTTTCTTAATCTTGTATCTGAGTAATCCAAATTGTATGACTTTTCAATAAGTTCTAATATTCCATAAGTGGATTTAATTCCTTTTATATTTTGAACCGTTGCTAATTCATTTGCGGCCCAAGATGACAAAAAAGAATATTCACGTAACATATATTCTGTAATAATACTTTTGTTTTTTGGATCACGCTGCATTACTTGATAACCAATAGATAACTCAGCATTTAAATCGTTTTCATACATCAACTTAACATCGGTAAACATATCCTTACCTAATTCTTTTTTCATGTTGAATTGGGTGGTGGTAAGAAGTCCGTAATTATCTTTAGTGTTAATTGACAAAGGTACGCCAATCATCATTGTAGGGTTATGATCTTTTAGCACACGAATACGCTTATATCCTTCTGTTACTGTCTTATCGAATGAACCCATAGCAGAAATATCCCCATCGCTATCTTCATTATTGTAAACATTAGCATAAGCGGTAATTACTCCCTTATCTTCATCCATGTTTTTAACCTCGTATGATAATTGTTTAAATTCCATAGTTATATTTTTTCTAAAATAAGTTTTTCATGAATCAATGACTTTTTATGTAATTTTAATTGAAGCTGTTTTAATTTAATTTCTTTTTCAAGATACAAAATGTTTAAATCTAATATTTTTATTAAATTGATTTGCTCTTTTTTCCAATTATCAATACTTGTATCATATTCTTTGCTCATATCTTTAATTCTTAAATATTAAATTACCTTGTTTATCTCGTTTGGCCGTAAATCCAATTGTACATCTGCAATTTATAACGTTTCCAGCGCTTGCGTTTGGCGCTCCAGGATATTCAATCTCTTCGCCACCCACAAAAAACGGTTTATTAAATTCCTGATCCTGTCCGTTCATATCTAAATGGTCAAAAGGAAATCTTCTTGTTCTGTCATCTTGCGCACTTATCCAAGTTTTTGTTAATGCTAATTCGCTTTGCTCAGCTGTTTTTATTGCGCTAAAATTACTTGCGCTTGTTGTTTCAGTTCTTGCAATTCTTAACGCTTGCCATTTGTAAAATTGTTGTGATCTACTTACTACATTATAAATAGCGTCACGAATATTAACTACAGTACCCATGCCTTGCAATTGCAATTGAACTGCTTTTATCAAATCTTCAATTAACGTGTTTTGAACCGAGATAATTTTTACACCACCTTCGTTAGACAAAAATAATAAAATTTCTTTTAACAAAACGTCATTAAATAAAATATTTGCTTTTTTAGTGCGTTGTAAGGTCTTATTTATTTTATTACCATAGTCTATTCCGATTGTAGAATATATATCATTAAACATAGCGTATATCTTCTTTTGCGTTATGTTTGCCCTAAATAACATAGCGTAAGTATCAACTGAAGCGTTATTTATTGGAATTTCGCTCA